AGACGTTATTGCATGGATTAAAAATCTAGTGGGCACACAATCTGAAGCGTTAGCAGATTCTGAATTAGCGGCGCATATTGAAAATCAAAAAGTTGTACTGTCTAACGGCACACCTTGGAGCAACTAATGATTACTTGGGAAATTACAGAAGAAGTAGCAAACGCGATTTTAAACACACTGGGAAATCTACCCACGTCGTCAGGCGCATTTCCAATCCTTGTTGATTTGAAACAGCAAACTGATAGTCAAACTGTAGAAACCAAAGAGGATTAGCTATGCCTGACGAAGCCTGCCGCCTTGCTAAAGTAGAGCAACGAATTGAAAACCTCGAAGAAATATTTGAAGATCGGGGTAAAAAACTCGATTCAATAATTGCTACTCTTGAAGAAATGAAGAACGAACAAACGCGCTACAAAGGCTTTATTGGCGGTATTGTCTTCACCATTGGCGCATTATTTTCGTTTATCGCTTGGTGGACAAGTAAATAATGGAATTCTTGCAATTCGTTACTGATGTAGGTTTCCCCATTGCCGCTGCTTGCGTGGGAATGTACTTTGTATTTCTGACCATCAAATTTTTGCTTGATAGCGTACTTGAAAAGATTAAAAGCCTTATCGGTATCATCAAGCAACTTGATAGGCGTGTTACGGCTATGTCAGAGGATATTGTAAAAATAGATGTATTGATGACAGAAACGCTTGATATGCCAATTGAGAAAGAAAAAGTGGCACGTTTTAATAATCCGCAAGAAAAGAGAATTGATTAATGGATGTTGACGCATTAGCTAAATATATCAACCAGTATGGATTCCCCATCATTGCATCAAGTAGCATGGGTTATATCGTTTATTTCGTATGGATATGGGTAACAACGATTGTTAAGCCAATCCTTAGCGAAACAACAGACGCGCTGATTGAATTAATCGACCAGATACGTTTGCTTGATAACGATATGATTCGGCTTACACAAAAACTGATAACGGTACTTTCTATGAGATCGAGAAAATGAAAACAGGCGAACGCGGTTTAAAATTGATTAAAGAATTTGAAGGTTGCAAGCTCAAAGCGTACCAATGCCCAGCTGGTGTTTGGACTATTGGCATTGGCTCAACACATTATGGTGATGGCACACCAGTTACTAAAAATAGAACGTTGCCTAATGAAGGGGCGGCAATCGCTTTATTAGCCGCAACAATTGGGCAATACGAAAAAGCGGTTAATGCAACATGCGTTGAATTAACACAAAATGAATATGATGCACTTGTTTGCTTATGCTACAACATTGGCGCAGGTAACTTTTTTAAATCAACACTTGTTAAAATGTTAAAAGCCGGTGACGACAAGGCAGAAATAGCAAAACAGTTTTTGCGTTGGGATAAAGCAGGTGGAAAACCGCTTGCTGGATTAACGCGCAGGCGCAATGCTGAAGCGGAATTGTTTTTAACGCCATAATAAAAAAGCCGCTTATTCAGCGGCTTTATTTTTAATCATCCATTTTTGATAGGCTTCTTCAGGTGTTAAGCCAGAGCAAACAGCCGTTGTTTGTGTGTAACATAACCAAATTCTACCTATCTTTTTAAGTCGTGGTTTCATGCACTGCGTTCACTTATAAACACGGGTTGCATGGGATTATCTGCAAACCATTTTAATTTTATTAAATAATCGCGCATGGCTTGATAACGCAAGCCGCCTAATGGTTTACCGCTTTCAAATTCATACATTAAACGCCCTCTTTTTCTTTTAACTTGTCAAAATACCACTGCGCCTTTTTTAAATCCTCGGCACCGTTTTTTTGCCTATAACGCCACTGATATTTTAATATGTTTCCGCGTAAAAATCCGATAAATTCTTCTTTTGTTAGCATTGATTCGATTGCATCGATACATTCAACAGAACCGTTAGTATAGTGGCTTGGTGAATTTACTGGGTCGCTTGTTTTAATCTGTGCGCCTGCATTAACTCGTTCTTTCTGCTTGTTTAAATGTTTAATAACATTATCCAATCGCACTGGCGAACATTCAACAAATGGCATCAATTCTTCATAGCTTGTCAATGTGTACAAATACGCATTGTCTATTCTATCAGCAGATTTATGCACAACGCCCTCCTTGATTAACTTTTGAACCTTAAATTCCACTTGGTGTTGCTTTAAATCTGTTAGCTCGGTTATTTCGCGCATTGTCATGCCTTGACGGTTTCCGCGCTGAAGAATTTGCTGGATCATTTTTTAATCTCACTAAGTTGATATGGGTGGCAAGTTAGATTCCAGCGCGTTAAATGCGTGTCCATAGATTTTAAAACAAAGTCTTGTCTAACTGCCGCGCTTTCGCATGATGCCTTGTCTGCAAAGGATGTATTAGTTTGTGCAATATTGCCGTCGTGAATGATAGTAGTAATTAAAATGTAAGCTGTTGTTGCAATCATTTTGTTTCTCCGATGTAGCGGTATTCTCTATAATCAAGCCATGCGGGGTTACCCATTATTTTCTCCCAATTATTATCGAGGTTGACTTCAAACTCAACCCAAGGGTCAACACGTCTTTGCGCTACTTCTGCGTACTTAGCTATCATTTCTGCGTGTGGATGTGGTGTGATTACTGGTTCTGGTCGGTGGTATTTTGCTATTCGGAAACAGAATCTCCATGTATCTTCACTAGCCCAATAAAAATTTATTTCTGCTCTGTCTGCGCATTCTGGTGCTTTACTCCAATCGACATCAACTTGCATCCCTGTTTGCTTTTTGTTCCATTCACGAAACTCCTCATATAAATCTTTACTTGTTGATTGGTTACTAGCAATGCCAACCAATTCCGCAATTTGTTCGTTTGTTAATAAGCTCATTTTTTACCTTCTTTTATTTTTAAAGTATGCAATTCACCAATTCTAGCGGCATTGATTAACCATGCTAATTGGCGCAATATTCCTTGTTGTTCTTTTACATATTGCTCAGGTGTCATTTCCCTGTACTCCCAAAGCCACCAACACCGCGCTCAGTCACTGCGCTAAATTCTTCAACTTCTTCAAATATCGGACGCAATACAGGCACAAAAAACATTTGAGCAATACGCTCGTTAGGCTGGATTCGATAACTATCACCATGTGTCATGCGCAACTTAACCATAATTTCGCCTTGATAATCACTGTCAATTACGCCAACCGTGTTCATCAAGCCAACGCCATAATTAAACCCTAGCCCACTGCGTGGTACAATTAAGCCAACAACAGACTTATCAGCAATATGAATTGCAATGCCTGTAGGTATTAACACAGGCGTTTCTGGTGTTAAAAGCATGGTTTCTTCAATACAAGCGCATAAATCAATAGCGGCTGCGCCTTCGGTTTGGAATTGCGGAATAACCGCGCTTGGTCTTACTTTTTTTATCTGCATAATGTCATCTCCCATTTTGTTGGCATATCGCCAATCCACGTTTTTAAAAATTCCCGTGCGGTTTTATTTCCGCGCTGGCTTTCTGATAAATTAATGCGCTTAATTTGTATATGCTCGATTCCTTCATCATCAACAACCAGCCTTCTACCAATCATGTCACCGCAGTATTTAGCAAACTCTTTTTTATCATAAAAAAACACTCTCCAGTTTTTTACAATGCGCTCAAATCGTATTGCATTTCTCATGCGATAATTAACCGTTTGTGGTGATAAGCCATGCTCAGTAGCAAAGTCTAAAACGGTCTGTTCATCTTCGTTTGGGTGGCAAACAACGATGTTATTAATTCTAAAATTATAATTATCACCGTCTTTAAAAATAACAGCATCTTCAAAACTTGGATAATAACCATGTGAAAAGAAAACAGCCATGCGCCATGCGGTAAAGTATTTTTTACCGTTGTCTTTTTTAACGCAAATGGTGGCTTGCCGATTTGCGTAGTTAAAAGACAACGGTTTGTCAGGCGTTCTTTTTCGGTAAAACGTGCCTGTGCCGCCACAATAAATAATGTTTTCTTTTATACTTTCCAACTCTTTAAGAGTTGGAACTTTTAAATCTCTTTTTATTGGTTGCACCATGCTATTACCTTTGATGTTCAATTTTTAAATCAAAAATAGGGCGTATTTCATGACAACGATCACACTCCCTAATTCCTCTGCTTACATATTGCCGCCATGTTTTATGCTGGCAGTTTGTTGCGCTTGGCGTTGGTGTTACCTTCTCAACTGGTTTAATCAATGCCATAGCCATATCCCCGCTAATATGAGTGCTAACACATAGAATATTAATGCTGCAATGTCGTCAATCTCCACTCGCGTACTCCACCATAAAACAAACTATTAAAACAAAAATGCCAGTCCAAAAAATTAACTCAGCCATGTTTACGTTCCTCTCTAAATTTTGCCAATATAAATTGAATATCAATGGTTTCTTTAATGCTGCGCAGTTTTTGACGCTTCAGGCTTTTACGTTCTTCTTTTAATTCATTAAGCCTGTTAATCAGGTGTTCTTCTAATGCAATCTGTTTCATCTCGCCACCATATCCCCAGCAACATTGCGTTGCATCTCATAAACAGTAAAAATCTTACCGTCTCTTAAAACAAACTCGCCAATATTTGTTTTAATAATTTCATAATGATGTCTGTGTGTTGCTGCTATTGTAATAAAGCAAAGCAATGCACCTATCAAGAATGAACAAATAGCCACCCAAATTAAATCTTTTTTCATTCTACCACTCCCGTTGCGCTGTCATTGCAGACAGCCATAATCACCCGTGCTGGGCGTTTTGACATCTGGTAAGCACCGATAGCAAGATTCCATTCTTCTTTGGCGTTAGCGCAGGCTTGGCGCGTGTCATAAGGTATTGCCGTTGTTGTGTAGGCAATGCGCTCAACCTGTGTTGTGCGTCCGCGCTTGTCGATGTTTGTGTCTACTGTCAAAAATGACAGCGTTAATGCTAATGTTGCGCTCATAAAACCGCCTTTAATTTTAATAATTCGCGTTTAATTGTGTAAAGCTCAGTTGTTGCTTTATTGCTTTTAGTCCAAAAATAAACAGCGGTTAAAATAAACACCACATAAGCAATGCCTGTTTCGTCTAACATCTTTAAAAATTCAATCATGATTGATACCATTGTTTAATTATAAATTGCAATTTTTCAACCTCGGCTTGTTTTTCAGACAATTGTTTTTTTAATTCAATTTCGTTTGTTAGTTTTTTTAAATAACCTTCTCTATCAAGTCGATTGTTATATTCTTCATCAGTTTCAAGGCGTTCAAAATTAATTTCAATTGTGCAACCTATATCGTGAGGTGTATCATCATGAGCATAAGCCAAAATAATTGCTGATGTTCCAGTTTGAAATTGTAAATCAAGCAACTTGCTAATCCACGTTGAAATTCTTGCGCCATTTAAGTCGTCTAAATCAATTGTATCGTTAATTATTTTTTTCATAAATCACCTTTGTATTAAAAAAAGCCACTTGTCTTAGCGGCAGAGGTAGGAGTTGTTTGTTATTGCATTAATGCCGCGTAATCGTGATCGCTTTTGAAGTTGTCGATGTAAAAAATATAACCGCCTTTTTCAGCGTCTTTGTAAATATTAATGTCGTTGTCGTTAACGTGTTCATAGACTATTTCTGTCAATTTTTCTGAACCAATCATTTCTTCACCTTCTTCATCGGTAAATGAAATGTCGCCAACTAAACACTCACGATCATCTTCAATGTCGTGGTGAAAATCAGCAGGAATGTATTTACCTGATAACATTGCAGTAGCACCAACGCCAATTGTTACACCATCGTTTGATACGATGTCGAAGTAAAGTTGTATTTCCATTTTACACCGCCTTGTTGCTAAATTTTTGAATGTCACCGGATTGGAACGAGCCAGTCCAATGATTTGTTTTAAAATTTACTCTTGTGTCGTCAATTTCCGTTACTTCGCACCAAACGTTGTTTACAAAAACTTTTGTGCCAACTTGTATTTTTTTAGATATTTTTTTCATAATTATTTGCTCCTAAAATGCGCGGCTTGCACCGCGCTTGGTTGTTATTTATGCTGTAATGATCGGACACATTGAATAAGAGCCCCAAGGCTTTACGGTTTCGTTATCAGCCCATAATTTAATTCTTAGTGTTTTTTCTACGCCATCAACTAAGGCTTTGATACTTTTTTCTGTTCTTGAAATAACAGTAATTTCAAAAAACATATCGCTGTCACAAATTGATCTGCATTTGTAGATTTTGTTTGGTTCAAATTTACTCATGTTGCTCTCCTAAATTATTTATTATTGTTTCGCCTTCTTGAAAGCGTGGTTATATATTAAACCCTATATTCTAAAAAGTAAACATATTTTTTTACATTTTAAACAATAGAATCTAAAAAAGCCTGATAAGCCGCTTCATATCCAAGCGCAACGCAAACAAATGCGCCTGCATCATGTGCGGCTTTTAAATACTCAAGTTGCCCGTCTTGCCATTTTGACTTGGTGTGATCTTGCCGTTTCAGCTCGCAAACAAACGATCTTCCCATTGGAATAAGAATATCGGGCGCACCTTTTGTCATGCCCTCGCTTTTTTGCCGTGCTACCTGCTGCCAGTTGCGCTTTCCTTCGTTTCTGATATGTGTGGCAATCTTTCCATAAGTCGTCGGGTATTCGCGTCTTATACGCGCAAAAAACGTCACCGCTTCAAGCGTTTCGCTTGGGCATTCGCCACGATACGATGTGTCACCATAAACTTTAAGCCACTGGGGGAATTTCATCGTTTCTAAATCTCATGTTGTAATTGTGAACCCTGTAAAAATCACCTTCTTTTTGATAAGTAACAGTTTCAGGCGGTTTTGTTCCGTTTATTGTTACAGTCATAAAACTGTTGTAGTCGCGCGGGATTTTTGGCGTAAAAAACACGGTAAACGTTCGCCATGCTGTTGTAAATTCAACCCGCAAACATTCGTTGCCGGCTTTGCTAATGGTTGGCTTAACTTTCATATCAAGCACTTCATCGGTCTGTGATTGATATGGATCTGATTTTCGCTCGCGGTATTGCCTAACCAATTTTTCGTTAGGGTCAATTAGTTCTTCTTTGCACCCGCCACAATAACGCGCTGCAACATCATTTTCATGACCGCACTCGTGGCATGGCTTAAAACTCCACTTGTAATTGCATAATTCAGACTGGCATGAACGGCTATGATGCGCAGGAAAAAAACCATGCTCGGTTTCAATTCGATTACCTTGCAAATCGACAAAATAACCGTTGTCATCAATGCCAAAACCAGCATCGTTGTCGCGTGGTTTAGTTTCATTTAATAATCCGCACTCAGGACAACGCGCAATCAGATACTCGCCATTAAACTCTACGCTGTTACTGGTTTTAATGTCGGGATTAAAAACATCACCATCGGGGCAATGTCGCTCGATGTTCTCAGCATAATCTAAGACTAAGCAATCCTGCTTTCCATCGCTTAGACGCAATCCACGCCCAATTATTTGCTGAAGTAAAGCCGCTGATTCAGTAGCGCGTAGAATTGCGACAACATCGCAGTGAGGTGCATCAAATCCAGTCGTTAAAACCGCCACATTTACTAAATATTTTAAAATCTGCGCTTTGAATTTAAGCAGGATTATTTCACGCTCACGAGCTGGTGTGCCGCCTGTGACAATAGCCGATAATTCTGGCGGTAAAGATTCCATGATCTCGCCCGCGTGCTGAATCGTAGCCGCAAAAAATAACACGCCTTTACGATCTCGCGATTGCTCGATAACATCCGCGACAATCTCAGCCGTTAACCTGCCTTTGCCGTGATACGCCTTGTCAATATCATATTTGCTAAAATTACCCATTGCATTAGTTTGCATGTTTAGCGTTTCATAATGTTTGCTATGGATTGCACCAATTACGGGTTGGCATAGATAACCTTGCTGGATTAACTCACGCGCGGTGATCTTGTAAATCAATCTATCAAAATACGGGTCGCGTGTTTTGCTTTCATGCAATGCTACACCGCGCAAATCGTGTTTAAAAATGTAACCCGTTGACATGCGGTAAGGTGTAGCTGATAACCCAATAATGCGCAGACGTTCGTTAAAAACTTGCAATTGTTCAATAATATGAATAACGGTTGGCGTAATCTTGTGGCACTCGTCAATAATCACTGCGCAGAATTGACTGCCAAACCGATCAAGTTGGTTTTTAATACTAACAGGCGTTCCAACCACTAACGGATTAGCAAGGCAGGTTTCACCAACGCTTGCACTAAACAATGACACTGGATTTCCTGTGGCTTGAATCTTATCGGCATTTTGTTCTAGCAGTTCTTTACTTGGCACAATACATAAAACGTGCTTACCTTTGCTTACTTTGTTTAACGAGTTGGCTATCTCAGCAACGATGATGGATTTACCTGCACCTGTAGGCAATTCAAGAACGCATGGCGCGGTGTTCTTACGAACCCACGCTATGCAGTCATCATGCGCCTGTTGTTGGTATGGGCGCATTTTCATTTGCTTACTCCTTGTTGCACTAACAAATGTTTAACGGCTTCACGAAGTGCAGGTGTTATTGCATCAATAATGTCAAAAGTTGTAAATGCGGCATTTTCAATTAAAAATTCATCGTAATTGTCAATATCGTCATTTAATTTAGGAATTGTTGGAACATATACCCATGCAACAACATCTGCAAAATGAGGAACGTATTGCATAATACATTCTTGTAATTGTTCGTTTATAAACTTATCTATTTCCCTATAATTATCCATATCTTTATATTCATGTTTAAACTCTATTTCAAATTTACTATTTATTAATTTATCTATAAAATCTTCAAAAACATAACAATCTTCTCCATGGCTTTTATAATGTTCAATAACAAACCGTTTTGTTACTCCGTCAAATCTGCAAACTCTAGTTTGCCCAATATCATCATAAGCTAATACCTTAGCGTTATTAAACGGGTGTGTATATCGTTCGTTTTTTTTAAAAGTAACCCATTTATATTTTTTAATTTCACTCACGACAACCTCCAATACTCACTCGCTGCACCCATGTAAGGTGTTAAATCTGCATCTGGTAGCAATTCTTTGACGGCTTTGGCGTAACTCACCGTACCTTTTTTGACTACCTTTGTTAATTTGTGCCCGTTGATCTCGCTGTCTTGTTCTTTGCAATCTCGAACAATATGCTCAAGCACGCCTTTTTTAATGGCTTCAAGTTCTGCGATCTGCGCAGATAACTCAAAATAATATTCCACGCGGTACGCTGTCGAGTTTGCGTTATTGGTGGCGCGTTTATCTTGCAAATATTTTTCTGGGTTATCGCGCTCAATTAAATATTCATCGTAAAAACTTTTTAAAATTGGCAAGTGTTTGTTTATCCACTCGCGATCATAATCAATGGTTTCTAATTGGTCGCCATTTGGACTCCATTGATAAAAATCACACGCGCTCATGTGCGTCACAAATAGTTGCACCTGAATCTGCGCATAATAATGCGGCTGCTGCGCTAAGTTTTTAAACATTGGCGGGATTTTATCGCGTTGACCGTATGGGCATTTAATCTCGATTAGTTTATCAAAACCAGCAAATCCATCGGGACTTGCTCCTAGCCAGTAATCGTGTGTATAAAACCCACATTTTTCTACATAAACACCTGTTTTTAACTGATAATCCATCTTTGCCAAATCTTCGTGGAACGTGCCATATTCTGTGGCTT